CTGATGCTGCGGCAAGCGTCCGAACTACTCGTGATGCCAAATTAGCCGAGACTGATTGGACAGGAATGTCTGATGTTACAATGGCGGCTGAGATGACTACTTACAGGCAGGCTCTTCGTGACATAACAGCGCAAGAAGGCTTTCCTAACGAAGTTACATGGCCTACAGAACCTGTAGTAGAAGTCGTTTCTGAATAAACCTAACTGATATATTGGAGTAGTTAGATGGAAGACCGATTAACCAGAGTAGAAAAGAAAATTGACACATTACAAGAAGCTATCGTGTCTTTAGCGCGTGTTGAAGAAAGGCTTGTTACTGTGTTTAATCGGCAGTCACATATAGAGACTAAAGTAGACGCGATAGAAGATAAGATGGACATTTTAGCTGAAAACATGGTTAGTACAAGAGTAACAGAGCGGCTAATCTGGATAGTAATTGTTGCAAGCATAGGCGCTGTCTTTACATACATAGGAAACTAGGATGACATATTTAGAACTAGTAAACAGTGTTCTACGCAGACTGCGTGAAAACCAAGTAGACACAATAGCAGAAACAAGTTATTCAGCTTTAGTTGGCGACTTTGTTAATGACGCTAAACAGCTTGTAGAAGACTCACATAGTTGGTCTGCTTTACGTGTTTCTATTGATTTTGACACAGTTAACGGAACGTCTGTGTATCCTTTAACAGGAGCAGGACAAGAAGTAGAAGTAAGAGAAGCGTTAAACACAACAAACAAGACTAGGTTTACAACTAGCAACAGAACAGAGATGAACAGGTATTATAAACTAATGACACCTGCTTCGGGTTCTCCTTCTAAGTTTGCTTTTACTGGTACAGACGCTAATGGAGACATTACTGTACAAGTATACCCACAGCCAGACAGCATCTACAGTTTGTTCTTTGATGCGTTTGCTAGACAGGCTGATTTAACAGCAGACGCTGATGTACTAAAAGTGCCATACAACCCTGTGTTACAGCTTGCTTTGGCTATGGCGTTGCGTGAGCGTGGCGAAACAGGCGGTCAGTCAGCAGCAGAGCAGTTTGCTATAGCTGATGCTACGTTGTCTGATGCTGTAGCTTTTGATGCTAACAAGTACGCAGAAGACACAACATACGTTGCTGTATAAGGAAATATAATGGCTCAACAACTACAGAGCATTACAATTACAGCCCCAGGATTTGCAGGCATTAACACGCAAGATGCGCCGTTAGCGCAAGAGCCTAGCTTTGCTGCGGTAGCAGATAACTGTGTAATTGACAAAGAAGGCAGGGTTTCTTCTCGTAAGGGCTACACCGTGCTTACTACTAACGGCCCTGCTGTTCTTGGCAGCTCTGACGGTATTGAGTCTATGGGTGAGTTTGTTGCAGAAGACGGAGACATAAAATTCTTATCAGCAGGCAATAACAAAATATTTACAGGCACTACAACATTAGTAGATGCAACGCCCTCTTCTTATACTATTGCTGCTAACAACTGGAAGTTTGTATCGTTTAATGACCATATGTTTATGTTTCAACGTGGTCAAGAACCGCTGCTGTACTCGGATCATACAGGTACAGTAGATAAAATGTCTGCTCATGCACACGCCACAGGCACACCACCACAGGGTAATGAATGTCTAGCAGCATTCGGTAGATTGTGGGTTGCTGACTTTACTAATGACAAGTCTACTATTTATTGGTCTGACCTGTTAGACGGCACAGCATGGTCAGGAGGCTCTACAGGCTCAATTGACATTACTAAGGTGTGGCCTACAGGGTATGACACTATTGTTGCTCTAGCGGCTCACAACGGCTTTCTAGTTATATTCGGCAGGAACTCTATTGTCTTATATTCAGGAGCGGAAAGCCCTGCTAACATGACCCTATCGGATACCATATCTAATGTGGGCTGTGTATCGCGAGACGCAGTGGTATCTACTGGTAAAGACCTGATCTTCCTTGATGACTCAGGTGTGCGTAGCCTTGCTAGGACAATACAAGAGAAGTCAGCGCCTATTGGTGACATATCTAAGAACGTCAACAACGACATTAAGTCACTGTTTATAGCAGAGACAGGCAATATTAGTATGCACTACTCTCCTCGTGAGGCGTTTGTGTTGCTTAACTTTCAAGAATTAGGCGTTGTCTACTGCTTTGATACACGGTTTCCGTTACAAGACGGCAGCTATAGAGCAACTACATGGTCGCATATTAACCCGCTGTGTTTTACAACTACATCAACAGAGGCGTTGTACATAGGTTCTAAGACAGGTGTGGCTAGTTACTCAGGCTTTACAGACAACACTACTGGTTACTTGCTCAGCTACTTTAGCCATCCGTTGAGCTTTGGTGACACATCTAAGCTCAAGTTCTTAAAGAAAATAAACTTAATTACGTTTGACGGCGCTGAAGCTACTGTAGTGCTTAACTGGGCTTATGACTACTCTGGTGCGTACACTAAGCAGGCGTATACACTGCCTAAGTCTAACGTGGGTCAGTACAACATTTCAGAGTTTAACACAGAGGCTGAGTATTCATCGTCTATATCTCTTATTAACCGTCAAAAGATTAACACTAGTGGTCAAGGAACTGTAGTAGCTGTGGGCGTAGAGACAACAGTAGAAGGCAAAACTATTGCGCTACAAGAAATAAACATTCACGCATTACTAGGAAGGATTGTTTAATGAGCAATTACACTAAGATAACTAACTTTGCAGCTAAAGATGCAATGGTCAGCGGCAACCCTGCTAAAGTAATTAAAGGTACTGAAGTAGGCGCTGAATTTGATGCTATCGCTGTTGCAGTAAACAGCAAGGCCAACACAGCATCTCCTACGTTTACAGGCACAGTAACAATGGCTAACTTAACAGCTACTGGCACAGTAAATTTATCTACTATTGACGGTGGTACATACTAATGACTCTTGACGAGGCTAAGCAGACATTAATGCTTGAGCTAGTCAGAGCAACACAAGGCAACTACTCAGTAGAAGAGTTATTAGAACTTTACTACTTTATGATAGAGCCTGAAGAAGACGTTAAACCGAATTTAACAGTACTAAAGAACAGGACATAAGTATATGAAATATGCTAAAATCATAGGTAAGTTTGTAAAAGCTAAGTTTATGAGTGCAACTGACGAGCAGGCTACTGTTACTATGTTGTTGATTGCTTTTATTCTTATTGTGTTAGCGGTGTCTTAGATGTTAACAATGCTAGGATCGCTTATCGGGCCAGTATCGGACTTGTTAGACAAGGTAATACCCGATAAAGACTTAAAAGAAAAGTTAGCTTATGACATAGCGACTATGGCAGAGCGTCATACTCATGAACAAGTCAAAGCACAGCTAGAGATTAACAAGATCGAGGCTAAACATAACAGTATGTTTGTCGCAGGATGGCGTCCTGCTTGTGGATGGGTCTGTGTGTTAGGCATGGCAGGTAACTTCTTGATAATACCGTTTGCTAACATGACCCTAAATCTTCTTGAAACAGGCGTTGAAGTGCCTATGATTGACCTTGCCACAATGCTGCCTGTGTTAATGGGTATGCTCGGTCTTGGTGGCTTACGCAGCTTTGAGAAAGTTAAGAAAGTAGAGCGAAACAACTAGGAATTATTATGGGTATTTTTTCAGACCTGAACGATCCAATGGCTGACATATACGGTCAAAGCGAAACATTCGGCGGTATTGCGTCTTATTTGCCCGGACAAAACGATGCTTTTAGTTTTGATGCTGTTACTGGAATGATTAGCGACATTGTTAATCAAAATACAAGCAGTATTGGAGGCACAGCAGGTTTAACAGAGAGGATTAATACCGCTTGGGACAGCCTTCCTGCGGGAAAATGGTACGATCCTGATACAGGTTTAGAAATACCTAACTTTGATCCTAAAACAGGTGTAGGTATGGGGACTTTGTTTCCTACGTTTGTAGCTGACGATGATACTACTGACGCTTCTACTGATGCTGCTACTACTGATGCTGCTACTACTGATGCTGCTACTACTGACGCTTCTACTGATGCTGCTACTACTGACGCTTCCACTGATGCTACTACTGACGCTGCTACTGCCGCTACTGCTACTACTGACAGCTCTCTTTTAGACGGAGATAGTGATCTTGAAGGAAATACTGACACAATAGCTGCTACAGTTGTTTCAGATGCCGCTGCTGCTAACGGAGACAACGGCGGTGATGACGACACTATATATAACGAAACATGGGTATATGACGCAGCTACTGACTCGTTTATAAGCAGCAGAAACAACGATTCTGTTCCTAATAGAGGAAATGCTGTTTTAATCGACGGACACGAATACAGCGTTACTCCTGTTATCGGAACAGATGGCGTTGCTGCCGAACACGTTGTAGATAACACTAACAACAACACTGTAGTAGGTGTTCTTACAACAGGTGCTGAAAACAGCGTCACTATAACAGCAGCTAACGCAACCGACT